TTCAAATCCGTTCTTTCCCTGTTTGACCCCAGTTTGTTCCATTGCTATTTTCAGGAATTCGTTTTGATGAAGGTTTATTTGTATCCAAAGAAATTGCGGATCTCCTTTTAAGGTTAAGTCAATGTTTAAGTGCTTCCATTCGTGTTTCGGAGCTTGTCCGACATATACCATTGTGACATGATATCCGTTTTCTTTGAATACACGTTCGATGATGTCTGCATAGGTTTCAGTAGAAGATCCGGATTCCCATGTAAAAGTATGGTCATAGTAGATGACTACATCTCGATTAAGCTTCGGACGGTAATAGTCGGCTATCATTTTGACTAGGTCTTGCAATTTTCCGGGAGTTTTGACGTAAAATGACTTGAGTACGCGCATCGTGTGATCATCCAGCTGTCCGACGACTGCGGTGGATATGGATGCATTGGAGTCAAAGGCCAGATGAAGCTCCTTTGAAAAGTTGAGGTCGCCGTCGCCCAGACAACCACATGTCGTTAGTTTGCTCCAGTTACTGCCTAAATCCCGGAGACGTCCGTTATCGCCAGGCGTGTAGAAGTGAATATCATCATCCAAGGCCGAATAAAAGCAATTTTCGATCCGGAATAAACGCTCGTTCATAAAAGCAGTACGCCAGATCAAAGGAGGCGAGTTCCGGTACATCTGCCAAATGAAGTCTTCACCGAGTACTTCCAGATTGTCGAACACATCATATTCACCGTAGAAGACGGTATATTCCTTTGTTTTTCCCGGGAGAGGTTTAATAGGAGGTTGATATCTCCGTGCAAGGTCTAAATCGCGTTGATATTCTTTGATCATGCGCATTACATGGTCAGTGAGTGGCTTTCGTTTGTATTCTTGTAGCTTGAGATACAATGTTCTGATTAGATTGATATGTGCAGGCGACATCTCGTCGATCTTATCGAGAATCCATTTTCCCATAGAAGCAGTCGGCATATCTGTTGAGTAACTTACGCTGTGGTGATGAGGACAGTCGCCGAAATATTGCCGATTACCACGATTGGCGGGATCTACTTCACTTTTAATTTTCTCATAATTGAGAAACTTAGCTTCGGGACCTATCACCCAGTCGAGTGACATAGAGTTTGCGGACATTCCTTGATTGAAGGAGAGAATTACCATGACGGTACCATTCCAAAAATGAAATGTATTGCTCCAGCCATCGCCTAATACCGGGCGTACCGGTTTGGCGAATCCCATGCTTTCTGGAGCTTTGTGGCCAACGACATAATGTATTCCTTGTATATATCCCCACTCAGCAAGTGCTTTGCAGATTGCCGGTAATGTGTTTCCCCATGCCTTGGCGTAACTCGGAGAGATTAGGCCGCCTAAAGAACCCGGCATTTCCCATACGTTGCGGAGAATGATGCGTGCGTCAATCCCTTCGGATTTTCCGGTACCACGTGAGGCAACTATATATTCATCATGTGCATTGATAGACATGGCATGGCGTTGCATCTTATTGAAGAACTTGTCTACAACCTCATCTCGTTTTCTGCGGAGTTCATATGCGGAGAGGGTAGGAGAGTTCTGCGGATTCATTCTTTCTCCTCCTCTGTAATAGGTTTGATGTCTACTGCTCTTTTACTTAGCATTCCTTTAAATAGGGTGCGCAGCTCTTCCCGTTTTTCTTCAAGGTTTTCAATCTCTTCAAGTCCTTCCAGGAGGGTGACGTCGTCCGAAGGTTCGAATGACGGAGGAATCATTTGTGAATAATCGAATTTATTATCATCTTTATCTGCACGTGTATATTTGCCTATTTTATCCAATGCGGCAGCAGCTCCCTTCGCATCTTCTTTGTCCATTGCCATATTAAAAGCCCTCTTACCACCTTCTACAATCATATACCGGTACCAGGATGTTGCAGCTAGTTGGATATTTCCGACTAACCGGTTGATCATACCGATATCCCGGTAGGCTTGTGATTTGGAAATCGGTTCTGCATTTCCTCCACAACCGTGTATTAGGAAGTTTACCAACTCAGTGTCCGGAATAAGTGGTTCTTCCATTTTTTTACTGACACATAACATCATACGTTTTTTGATTTCCATTTCCCTGGGGGAAAGGATGGTTGTCGATTCGTCCTTATCTTTGTATAAAGCTCGTTCGATTCTCTCGTATGTAGGATCTTTCTTTGGCATTATTCATTATAGTTTTCGAGGAAGGCTATAAAAGAGAGGGCAACACTTCATGTATTGCCCATTCTCCCTTGTGCATGAATGGCTCGATAGAACCGGGGCACAATGCAAGTGGAAAGTTATCCTGCACTCTTTTCACCTTGTGTTGCTGTTATCTCTGCTTCCAGTATGGCAAGTTCCGTCTCATACTTCTCAATGCGGTCCAATGCATTCTGCATGACAGTCTGTTTGTTGTCCTGCCTGGCTCGTTCTGAAGCGGCTTTGCTGTTGGCTATATTATTTTTCAAACGCTTGATTTGGCGGGCAATTTCAAAACCGCGTACAATACTGTTTTCACTTAGTATTGGCCGCTTTTCTTCAAGTTGCAGTTCACCTTTCCCTTCCGCCCAGGTATCGATCTGTTTCCAGAGTTTGCGACGTTCATCATCGAGCTTGCACAGTTCTTCGGCTATCGGTTGTCGTTCTTCTGGTGGTATGTCTTGGTTGGCCACATCATTATGCAAACTTGCATATAAAGGTGCTATTTCTTTGATACGTGCGTAAGCTTTCCGGATAGAAGGACTGAGTGATTCTTCCGTGATAATCTTGACACCCGGAGTGTTCAGTGTTTCGCATTCGTTTCGTAAGGCGGATAGTTCAGACATTTTTTCGTCAAATTGCTCCTGAAGGGATGCCAGTTCTTCGGTATGGCTTTCGCTGTCATTTTCCAGATCATCAATACGGGACTGCAATTCATTGACTAATATTTCAAGCGAAGTGATATTTGCTTGTTTTTCTTCGATTACTTTTTTCCGTTCACTCTCGTTTATGGTCCTAACCACGGCAATTTCCTCAAGAGCGGCAGGATATAGTGAAGGAGAATATTTGATTTCCTTGTCAATTTTCGACAGGCAATTGACAAGCTGGGTGAAATGCGGGTCAAAAATATGTGGACTTTCCGGAGCTGTATCTAGGTAAGCTGCGTATTTCTTTTTCATAGACTCTTTAGCAAGAATCCCGAAAAGAACCAGACCGTCAGCATATTTGCGCTGGCGGTCTCCTAACCATTGGCTGAGTTGTTCTTGTCTGATCATATTATTCGATTGGAGGCGTTGGGGCCGGTTTTAATCCGCCTATGACTTCCATATCGATGGGAGTTTCCAGGAAGATCGCAGAGTAATTGGAATCGGCGGTAGCCGTATAGGTGGTACCGCGACGGTCGCTTCTTGCTTTTCCTCCATTGAATGAAGGAGCGGTAGAAGCATATAATCCCGGTTGCCCCATGATCATTTGTCTGCCGTCAGAGTCTTCAAAAACGTAATAGCCTGCTGTGTTTTTTACCAATGCATTGAATGCATGCATTTCAGGAGTATTGCCGGGGAAGAAGAAGCTCAGTGTTTGTTTATAGCTGATCCCGTCAGCTTCACCTTGCTGCTCCGCTTTATAGTCGACTGTTGCATCTGTACTATATAGATAAATAGGTTGCTTATACGTCCCTTCTGCAGGAAAAGCAAATGTACCGGCTGCCGTCACTAGTGCTTCATTGTCTGCTGCTTTGCCGGGATCCGGAACGGTGGGTACTGTATTGGGTGCATCAAATGGGACGAACAGTAACCGTCCTTTATATCCACCCATATTATTTTGACCGACATTCCATTTCAGCGGTGCGAAGGCCGGACCAGCTGCCAACATGGTCAATATATTTCCATCAAGATGACATGTCTGAGGGTGTAGTTCCGGGATTGCAATAACCAAAGCCACAAAGAACATACAGAGTATTAGGTAAGTATATTTTTTCATTAGTGTAATTGTTTAGAGTGAATAGGATAGAGCGACCAAAATGGCCGCTCATTTTTTTATCTCAGTTTAGGTATAAGCACCGGTTGCGGTTGTAACTGCGCCTTCCACGACAGTCACTTCCTGATCGGCAGGTTTAGTCTTACCGTCTACAGCAGTAAATTCAATA